CAGTAGCACCACCTGAATCCGCTACCAGGAATACAGCTTCATTACCGTTCACTTCGGTTTCAGTCACACTTGTGTGACGTACGAGCGATTGACGCTTTTCAAAACCAGCAATGAATTCCTGGCGATACATAGTTTGAAACGCTGAATCAGACATTTTCAATATCTCCAAAAAATTAACTAAAAGTATGTTGAGTATCACACATAGAGTTAGCCTACATTGCGATTTTGTGAGTTAGCCGTTGAACGGGGTCACGCTGTCACGCATAGGGGTCATTGTGTCAATGTGTAACAGTATTGAACAAGTTATAAACTATTGTCAAATATAATATAAAAAAGCCCCGACAAGCGGGGCAAAGTATAACAGGGAGTACACATTCTATTTCATACGGTCACGTGCCGTAACTAAATCCTGATAACGCTTTTGAGATTCGGTGTCTTTGTACCATTCATCAGTACCCATCTTCCCTTCAAGCTTCTTAATTTCTTCATTGATAGACTGTAATGGATTGTCACTGTTTGGTACAACCGTCGCAGATGGATTAACCTTACGCGCCATATCAGCGAAGAAGTTAGCCACTTGAGGTGATGAAAACATCGCCATACCGTTAGGAAGACGGGCCGACATGAAATCATCGCGTACCGCTTCGGGTAATTGTTCCATCAGTCCACGTATCATGTTCACATTAGACTGATAATCATGGCCCCAATTCTCACGTAACTGACGTTGTGCGTTCTGAAGATCTAAACCATCCTGTTCAATGTACGCTTGTTCCTCACGTTGTCGCGCTTGTAACATGGCGTTAGTTAACGTGTTAATCTGTTCAGCCGGTAGATTCATTTCGTGAGCCGCTTTGAACACATCGCCCATGATACGGTTGTCGTCTTCACCCAGCACCAGACCATCATCAAGTTGCAGTTCGTAACCTTCAGGTGTTTCAGGAATACCATTAGCTTCACGGTACTCTTTCAATTGTTCTTCAGTTGGGTTTTCTGGCAAACCTGTGTCAGCTTTCTGACCTGAACGAATGGTCTTCTGTGCTTCAACGTAGTTCTTGGCTAGTGACTTGATATCTGTCACACGACTGAACATTTTCTCAACCTTTTCGCGTTCAGCGGCATCCTCAATACCTAACGAGTCAACCATCTGTGTACGCCAGTCTTCAGGTACATTATCGAACATGCTGACGGGTTCTGGCGTCGGTTCAGGTGTTGGTTCAGGTGCAGGGTCAGCCGGTGGTGTTTCAACTGGTGGCGTCGGTTCAGGTGCAGGGTCAGCCGGTGGTGGAGCACCATCTTGCCCTGGTTCAACGTTCAAATAACGGTGCATAAAGTTACGGATTGTCATTGGCGGTATCCTCTAATTTTTCTAATGGTTTATTTAGAACTTGCATAATACGCTTACCCACAAACGCACGGCCTTGTAAGAATGCGGTTTCGTCAAAGCTACCAGGAACATACAACAAGTCGTCAGCACGACACAGTTTGTTCACGATAACTTTTAACGCTAAACGTTGCTGGTATTCCGTTGCATCACCGCGCCATAACGCTTTAACTGCGCGTTCTTCGTCAACGGTGAGCGGTGGAGTCTGTACAGATATTGGCTTATCGTTTTTCATTCGTCAACTACCCAATCATGCGCGGTCATATCCAACGCGTCGGGAATGTAAGGTGCTGTAACGTCGCCACACTTTACGTAAAAGTAACCAGTGGTTAAGTCTGAGCGACCATCGGGTAATCGATACCCGACGTGTAACTCATTGTTCCAACACTCACGGCGCATAGTGTGACCATACTTGAATACATCATCTAATGCTTGCCCGAATCTCATAACTGCCCCGCTTCAACTTGTAGAGCCGTTTGTGCCAGTGCTTCAGCTTGACGTTGTTCACGACGTGCCATGATATCGTCAACGGCACGCATCCACATGTTCGGAACACCCACGCCGCGTGAGGCATCACGTAACGCCACATCGAAGTCAATGTTATCCACAACGGATTCATCGAACTGTGCAGCTTCTGCAAGCATACGCGATACTTGTGCAAACTGTGTCGCTTTTTCTTCTTCCTGCGATTCAGACAATGGTGAATTGAATTTGAATTCTATCTCACTGGATTGTAATGATTCAGGAATATCATACGGCGAACCTAACAATCCACCAGCCATGGCGATTTCGAACGAGATTTCACACAATGAGCCGTTGTACTCTGATTCAATAGGCGCAAACAGTGGTAAGTTTTCGCGACGATATTGCTTCATTCGTTCGATAACTTCAGTCGCTGTCATTTCGTGACCGATAGGTGGTAACGTAATCTTGTTCAGATAGAACGCGCTTTGCAGTGTAGCGATGATGGACAACTGAGCGTCTTTACCGATTGGGAAACCACCACGGTCTTGTTGCAGGGTTCGAAGTGCTGCACCAAGTTTTTCATCGTATTCATCATCTACCCAAGTGATACCGTCACTGGATAAGTCAATGTCACTACGAACGGCACGTTCTGTTGCAATGATGGGCGGTCGTGCATAACGCTCCGCAGCCTCCATCAGTGTAAACGTCATAGCCTGAAGCGTACGCGCATCGGGTAACGCTGTGATAGTTGCAGGGCTATATGCATACGGTGCGCCGGCAATGGTTTGAAAACGTGGTACCGTATAGTAACGGTGATTAATACCCACTTCTTCAATCAGGTGATTGTTTTCAGCGTCGATGAACAGTGACACATAAGGTGTGTTGATTGATTCATCACCATACATACGAGCAGGTATCACAAAGTGACGGATTTCACATTCAGCGAATGGTTCACGTTTACTACGTTCAACAATGCGACGGTGTACTTTATCTTCACCAAATACCGCAATTAGCTGGTGGATAGAGGGTTTCCATTTACGCGCAACACCACCCACTGAACCGTCTTCATCTTCAAACCAAGCACAGTCACGTAAGTGCCAATTACGATACAATAAACCGTTGCGCTGTTTGTTCAGTTCTGTACTGATAACACACTGGCCAAATGTGCCGTAATCGTGGTCGCCTTGTTTGGTGGCACGCACGAACGTTTTATTGTTTCTACCCATCATGGTCATGAGTCGCTTACGTGCGAAGTCTAACCACATGTTACCGCTATGGTCGGTCGAACCACCAGCCGTTACAATCTTGAACCATTCCCCATCACGTAGCATGGCGCTGAATGAGTTACACAAATCACGGCGCATAAGTACCGGTTGTGTGTTCATCAGTCCATCAGCTAATTCGTCACCCACGTTACGCGTTGTGGTGAAGTCGGCACGTTCAGGATAGAAATGGTCGGCCAACGTTTGCCACAACGACAAGACGGGGTATTGCTTTTCAAACAGGTGGTCAATCTGCTTCTTAACTTGTTCGACCGTCATCTTAGCCAAGTTTATCACTCTCACTTAAAATGGTACCGGTGCGGCCGCGACCTTGACGACGACGCATAGCATCACGTTCCAAACCAGCTTGACGACTCGCATCATCAACGTCTGGTGCGGCCTTCGGGTCTTCAATTTTAGGTATTTCAGGCACACCCATTCCGAACACATTCATTACCTTGTTAAATGCTTTACTAACGCCAGACATGATACTTTTCCTATTGTGTAATTTTCACTCATTGTTATCTATTGTAACGTTTACTGTCAAATCTTCCAGCGCTACGCGGTGTGCGTTTGACAGCGCGTTGACGACTGCGCGGGTTCGGTGCGTTTTCCCAACCACCACGAAAGTTATCTTGTTTCGCACCTTTTGACCATGCCATAACAACAGCATCAGCTTCGTCCGGTGACTGACCAGTACGTTTCACCAGGTCCACTTTAGGTTCAAGTTGTATGATATCCACATCGTCTTGTTTTAAACGAATGGAACACAACTGTGCCATGAGGAACGGATCAGGTGGTAATGCTATCGGTGAACCACCTGGTTGTGTTGGGTCAAGTGCTTCATAGAAACGATAGTAAACCAGTGCGCGACGGTTATAGAAACCTTGTCGGCCCGTCTTCGTTCGTTCGTGCGTCTTCTCACTACCCTTGTGCTGGATAACGTAGTCTTCGTTGATGTTAGTGATAAGACTATCATAGGGTGAACCACCGTAACCGCCGCCCATATCAATCACAATGATACTGTTATCGGTGCGATGTTTCAGTATTTCAGAGGCGATAGTGAGTCCGTCATTGACTTGTTTACCAGGCATCTTGAACAGTGGTGCGTACCAACCGTCGTAACGCGGTGCAATGATTAGGTTATCTTTACCACCACGAACAGGGTCAACACCTATCGCACACTGAGGCGCTTTATTGTGTGGTTGTGCGGTCCATCTGTCCATTGCCGCTTGAATCCATTCACTAGGTATAAGTTGCAATTCATGGTCTTCACGTGCCGCGTTGAATTTACCGTCACGTATTGCAGCGCGTAAATGTTCAGGTAATGCGTCTTGTTGTGCTTTGTACTGAGCGTTACGCATCAGTGTAGGATTATCTTTCAACTTAGCCGGTATGAACGTTCGTGACAATGCCACCAGCACGTCGGGATGGTCTTCAGGTAGTTCAGACCGTACATAATCGGAACCGTTGAACACGTATGCGCCAGGACCACTCACTTCAACATCTTCACCACCATCAGTCAGATACCAACGTAACTCACCTGGTTTAGCTGGGTTAGGGTGTCGGTCGTCCAACCATGGCGCAAACATTGAAATCATCCAAGCACCCTCATCGCTTAACGGTGGGTTACTACCCAACACAACACGACAACGTTGACCAGGTGTAGCACTACGAACCCATCCCATGAGATAGCGCACTTGTGATTCAGCCCATTGTGCCGCTTCATCCAAGTATAACAAGTCGTGTGGTCTACCCTGCCAACTCGCTTCATCACCAACATGTTGCGCGGCGCCAAACTCTATCAACCGACCGTCTTCAGTCGTCAGCTTAGGTGGAGCACTACCGTTGAAACCTTTACGTGTTCCGTTTATTTCAATGGCACGTTCGGTTAAACCGGACAAGTCGGTGTATTTACGGCGCATAATTAACGAACGTTGATGCGCGGTAAATGCTAGACCTAATCCACAATCTGAGTTATGCGTCACGATAAGGTCATCGCCAGCAACGTACAATGATGATGGATGATCAATAGCAATGCAGATTGTAGCAGCTTCACCGTGCGGTTCGATTGACTTAATACGACGCTTCAACACACCTTTACCGCCGTTCGACAATCCACAACGTTTTACCTTACGAGATAAACGGAACAATACCGAATTATCAGGCATTCTGATGTAAACGTTATAACTCGTTTTACAGTTAACAAGTTCACCGTTACTGTCACGATACGCGCCACGTTTGGTTGTGATTGTGGCACGTCCGCCTAGTGAAAATACCAACCATCTAACGTCTTCTGCAAGTTGCTTACTGACTGACGTGAAATAAGCCTTACCATCATCAGTAACTGTACCATCCGTATCCATAAGACCTTGTAAGATGGCAAATCGGTCATCAACATTGTTGAGTTTGTAAGGTTCTGGTACAAACTTAAATTCTGATGTACACCCATTCAAACCTAAAGCGGTGAGTGATTCGATTAAAGTTTTACGATAATCACCTACGACACGATAACCGCACGGACCATCAGTCCTCCATTCCCCAGGTAACGCGGCACGTAATTCATCATCAACAGTTGTGAATGATATTTTCACATTAGAATCAGGCTTACCGCACTGTGCGATGTAACCGTCACCTAGTAGTAAGCCTAACACGTAAGGGTCTAGCTTACGTTGCTCGAATCGATAAGTCTTATTCAACTTCAACGGTTCGCAAAGTGGTATCATCAACGTTCGACCATCTTCAATCATCTGCATCATTTGAGCAGTTGTGCCGACTTTCCATTTCAAGCCGGATTTACGCCATGTGAGTTTACCCGAAACAGAGTAATTCCACTTATGCGGACCATCAGTAATAATTTCACCACCATCGTGAAATGTCACTTTGTAAGTCTGTTGTACAGGTTGAGGGTATACACCTATGACTTGTGACATTGTACCGGATGATGCAAGTACACGGTCGCCCACGTTTAAGTCACGCATCTTTCGATAACCGAATGGTGTGATAACTTTTTCATCGGGTAATAGACCTTTCCCCCCGCCCCCGGCACCTCCGTATAGTGTGATGAATGCTTCACTGAAATATGCGTCCGTTTGTGGCCCTTCATTAGGAAACCATTTCTGGCCGCTGGTGGCTTGTTCCACTTCGTCAACGAGGTCAGCGCGTTCCTTTTCGGACAACCCGTTCACACGTTCTATTAGTTCATCGAATAGACTCATTTATTCGCACCTTTCTGAAGTATGAATGCCAACTTACGCGCCAACGCTTCATCGTCAACATTGACATTCGTTTCGGATTGTATCGGCCCGTCGTCTTTACCGGTGACTTGCGCTTTTAACACGTCGCCGTAGCGTTTTGGATCCCACTTGCCGAGCAACCACTTACGCGTATCAATCTGCATCTTACGGTGTTGTGTAGCGTCTTTCTTGGTGATTTTCTCACGTGTCATTGAACCGTTCGTGCTAGATTCTTCAGTCATTTCACGGATGTATTCATCGACGGGTGTATCAGCTATTCGCAGCATATCCATTGCAATCATGTCGTAACCTGTTTTACGCGCATGTGCAAATTCTCTACTGAACACTTCGTCTTGTTCCATCCATTTATACAGTGTAGCGGGTTTAGGAACACCGTCTTGACGACAAAAATCGGCTAACGTTTTGCCATGACTCACCCAATTACACAAATCATATTTGATTTCTTCAACGCGTTCGAATGGTTGTTGTCCTTGCGTATTCACCGGATTGGTAAGTAATTCCACAAACTTTTCGTTAACAATCAACTCGTTAACATCATCCAGTTCAATGTCGGTATTCATAGCAGCACGATAATGGTCGTAATCTTTTATGTATTCTTTGACAAATCGTTTAATTTGATTCAATGTGTAGTCACGCATTGCGTAATACCCCATGTTTGACGGTTTAGTCACAGTGTACATTCAGTACCCAATCACCGCAAACATTCTAATTTATCGAACGAAAAACCCCTACCCAGTACACCCCAGTACCACCCAGTACCATACTGGGGTTATGGGAGTCCGCGT